ATTAGATGAATATTCGCAGATTTTTAAACTTATAAAACAATCTGGATATGAAATATTAACATTAGATAATCATGCAATACCGTTTGATGAAAAAATTAGATTACTGAATGATAGTGTTGAATGTGTGATTGGATATGAAGGAGGACTTTGCCACATCGCACACGTTTTACAAATACCATGCATAATATTACCATGGAATATACCAGAAACCTTTTTGAATTTACATGCATTACATTTAGATTTAAAAACTTGGTTTGTTTATAAATTTGATGATATACTCAAATGGGATAGTGCATACTTTCAAACCTTAGTTAATTCTTTGCAAGCAAATAATGGCAATAATATATTTGCATCTGGATCTATAACATTCAAAAAAGATTTTTCGGAATATATTTTAAAAACGACAACAAGAGAATATTCTATGTTACCCGGATACAGGCAATTTGAAATAGATTTTTTCCAAAAACACATCAAGTATCAACAATTTTTTGGAAAATCAATTGCATTTTACAATTAGTTTGTTTATAATATAATTTTTTGGAGACACCAATGAGTTCAAGAATGTTTAGCGCAGAACAAAAAGCCAAGCTTACCCAAATTATTAACGAAGGCATGACCATCATGCAAGAAGTTGAAGACCTCAATGCTGGTTTAAGCGATACCATTAAGGCAGTGGCAGAAGAAATGGAAATAAAACCTGCTATACTAAAAAAGGCTATTAGAATTGCATTTAAGTCAAAATTAGGAGATGAAAATGCCGACAACGAAGAACTTAACACCATACTTCAAACTGTAGGAAAAACTCTTTGAACAGTGACAAATTTTGTCCTATGCCATTTGGGTCAATGCATGTTGACCCAGATGGAAAAATCTATATTTGTTGTTCGGATCGCGGTCCTATTGTAGACGATTACAATAATGTCATGAATGTACAAACACATTCATTAAGAGAGGCATGGAATAGCAAACACTATCAAAAAATTAGATTGGAATTTTTGTCTGGCCAAAAACCCGCTTCGTGTGTAGAGTGCTGGAATTCAGAAGTAGGCGATTCAAGTACCAGCACCAGAACTAGTGCTATTGAACGATATGAAAAGTTTGAAAATATTGGTTATAGATTAAATGATGCCATAAATGAAGCAAAAGAAAACAATGGTATTTTAATCAACAGCTCTGCAATAGATTATCAAGTTATGTCCGGTAATTTATGTAACCTAGCTTGTAAAATGTGTTTTCCAAGTTACAGCAACGGCTGGACTAAGTTTTACACTAGTAGAAACATAGATGTCAATGATATAACTTATCATAGCAGTGTAAAAATGCCATCAAAACTTTATGAAGATTTTAACAAAGAATACAATTGGCCAAAAAAAACTACAATACAAAACATATTGCAAGATGATTTAGATAACATTTATTTTCTCAATCTCACCGGTGGTGAACCAACCATATTACCAGAAAATATCAATTTGATTAATAATTTAAAAAAATCAAAAAATATAAACAAATTAGAACTTTGTATCATAACCAATACAACCAATATTAATAAAAAATTATTGGATGCACTAGATGGATTTTACAAAATTACTATTGTAAGCAGTTTAGATGCAATGGATGAGATAGCAAACATTCAAAGAAGTCCAAGTAATTGGTCACAAATTTATAACAATCTACTTACTTTACGTCAATTTTCTTACTATAAATCAAATGTTTCCCATGGTGTGAACACAGTTATTACTGCGTTAAATTTACACCATATTGGATCATTTTGGGACTTTTTAGTTTCTACTAAAGATCTTAAAATGAATCCTTCTATGATATCTGTTGCTGTTGTAGTAAATAAAGATTATCCTGTAGGATTAGAAATAGTACCAAGGTCGGCTATTGCAAAAATAAAAGAAGAATTTCAAAAAAAATTATCTTTACATAACTCAGAAATCTATAAAAATGTAATGGATTATTTTGATAATATTGATTGGGCTAATGATAATACATTAATGTTAGAAATGCTAGATAATATACAAAAATATCATCCAGAACATAATATCAAAGAACTATACAAAATATACTATGAATAACTTTATATATTCTATTTTTAATTGGATTCAAAATGATTGGTACAGTAATAAGTTAAGATTTTTTATTGAGATATTTGCATGGGCGTTTAGTGTTGGCTGTGCTTTAGTATTTGCCTTGACTGTTCCTAATCCTCCTTTGTTTTGGCTTTACCCTTTTTGGATCGGCGGTTGTTTAATGTACACTTGGGCAGCGTGGACAAGAAAAAGCGTAGGCATGTTGGCCAATTATCTTTTGTTGACAACAATTGATACCATTGGCCTTGTAAGACTTTTACTAAACTAATATAATAACTTATGAGCTATGTTGACGCACTTTTTGATCGTGGATCGGATCGTATCCACATTGTTGAACGTGTTGGTGGTGAGAGGCTCTACCGAGAATACCCCGCAACCTATATCTTTTACTACGACGACCCGCGTGGTAAATTCCGTACTGTGTACGGTACTCCCGTTAGTAGGTTTTCAAGTCGCTCACAGAAAGAATTTCAAAAAGAACTTCGCATTAATAGTAACAAGCGTCTTTGGGAGTCAGATATTAATCCGGTATTCCGTTGTCTCGAAGAAAACTATCTGGGGGCAACCTCTCCCAAATTACATACCGCGTTTTTTGACATTGAGGTCGATTTTGATCCGGTAAGAGGTTTCAGTCGACCAGAAGATCCTTTTAATCCTATAACTGCAATCTCAGTATATCTAGATTGGATGGACAAACTAATTACTCTAGTTGTTCCTCCTAAATCGTATAGTTGGGATACTGCACAAGAAATCTGTAACAAATACAATAACTGTTTTCTATTTGAGCGTGAAGAAGATCTTCTAAATACCTTCTTAGACATCATTGATGACGCAGATATCCTAAGCGGGTGGAATTCAGAAGGCTTTGATATTCCGTACATGGTCATGCGTGTAACCAGAGTACTGAACAAAGACGATACCCGTAGATTTTGTTTATGGGGACAACTGCCTAAACAACGAACATTTGAACGCTTTGGTGCAGAGAACTTGACCTTTGATCTCGTTGGTCGTGTGCATATGGACTATATGCAACTGTATCGCAAATACACATACGAAGAACGCCACAGTTATAGTTTGGATGCCATTGGTGAGTATGAACTTGATGAGCGTAAAACACAGTACGAAGGCACACTAGATCAATTATACAACAAAGACTTTCCCAAGTTCATTGACTACAACAGACAAGATACCATGCTTGTTGCCAAATTGGATAAGAAATTAAGATTCTTAGATTTAGCCAACGAACTAGCACATGATAATACCGTATTGCTTCCTACAACAATGGGGGCGGTGGCTGTAACTGAGCAGGCAATTATAAATGAAGCACATCAACGAGGTATGGTTGTACCTAATAGGAAAGGAAGAGATGACCAAGGAGACACACAAGCAGCAGGTGCCTATGTTGCTTTCCCCAAAAGGGGCATGCACGACTGGATCGGTGCCATCGACATCAACTCACTCTACCCGTCAGCAATCCGCGCTCTTAACATGGCACAAGAGAGTATTGTCGGGCAGCTCCGGCCCGTAATGACTGACAGATATATTCAAGATAAAATGGCCGCGGGTAGTAGTTTTGCAGATGCTTGGGAAAACATGTTTGGCAGTCTTGAATATACAGCAGTAATGAATGGCGAGATTGGAACAGAGATTACCGTTGATTGGGAAGCCGGTGGATCCGATGTAATGAGTGCGGCTGATATTTGGCGCATGATCTTCGACAGTAACCAACCATGGATGCTTAGTGCTAACGGGACAATCTTTAGTTATGAACAAAAGGCTGTGGTACCTGGACTATTAGAGAGGTGGTATGCAGAACGCAAGGAACTGCAAGCAAAGAAAAAAGAAGCAACTAGTGATGAAGACAAGGCTTTCTGGGATAAGAGACAGTTGGTCAAAAAGATTAATCTTAACAGTCTCTACGGAGCGATTCTCAATCCAGGTTGTAGATTTTTCGACAAAAGAATTGGTCAAAGTACTACTCTTACCGGGCGTATTATCGCGAGACACATGGATGCGTATATCAATGAGTGCATATTCGGAGAGTACGACCATGTTGGCAAATCCATCATCTATGGAGACACTGACTCATGCTATTTTACAGCTTGGCCGGCGATTAGAGAGGAGGTGGAAGCAGGACGAATGGAGTGGAACAAAGAAATCTGTGCCCAACTTTACGATTCTATCGCGGATCAAGTCAATGATTCCTTTCCCGCTTTTATGGAACGAGCTTGTCATGTTCCAAGATCAATGGGTTCGCTTATCCGAGGAGGGCGGGAACTTGTTGCTTCGAAGGGACTATTCATAAAGAAGAAACGCTACGCTGTGTTGATATATGATCTAGAAGGTAACAGACTAGACACACACGGCAAGCCTGGCAAAGTAAAAGCCATGGGTCTTGATCTCAAACGATCAGACACTCCTAAAGTTGTACAAGACTTCTTAAGTGAACTGCTTACTGATGTACTAACTGGTGCTTTGCCGGAACATGTCTATGATAAGGTTCGTGATTTTAAACTGGCATTCCAGGATCGACCAGCATGGGAAAAAGGCACACCCAAGCGTGTTAATAATCTAACAAAGTACACTAAAGAAGAAGAACGATTGGGTCGTGCCAATATGCCAGGCCATGTTCGTGCTGCAATGAATTGGAACAATCTGCGTCGTATGCATGG